AAATTTGCTTCTGGTTCATCGTCATCCATTGGGATGTCCATATCAGTTGGCATTTCTGCGTCAACATCAATGTCAGCATCAATATCAACTTCTTCACCACCAATTGGCATGTCAGTTGGAGCAAACGCATCTGCGCCTGCTTGACCAGTTAGTCCACCCAACGCACCTTGAAGTGAAGTCTTCGCTTCTAATAGTGCGGCATTAAGAGCAGTTAAAGTATCGCCGGCTTGTTGATTGAATGTTGCACTTTCGTTAACGCCAATCTCAGATTGAATTGAATCTACTAGAGCAGGAAGTTCTTTAACAAGCATGTCGTTAACATCTTCATAATACTTCTGAATTGAATCAACCATGTCTTGTGCGGCAAGAATAACTTGTGACTTCTCTACTTCTTCGTTTTCAAAAACGATACGAGGAGAAGGACGTTTTTGTAACTGTGCATAGTGAGTTGAGAGTGCTTGCTCCATAAATACTAGTTTCATGTATGCAGGATTGTTCTGATTTCTATAGAAATCAGATGCACTTCTTGACTCTTTAATAAGGCCATGAACCTTATTAAGCATAGTCTTTGTTTTGCTCTTATCCATTGAAGAAACATCGAAATTTAATTCGAAATTTTCTTTTAATGCTTTAGTAGCATAATTTTGTTTGTCTAAATCGTTGAGTCTCATATGGCTATTCTTCCGTTTTGATTATGTATTTATCTCAGTCTATTAAAAATAGGCTGTTTCTTCTGGCTGAAACGATGTGCCTGAAGCGTCTTAGATGTATTTATATATGAATTAATTTCGGTTAACATCAACTTTTTCTTAAGAGCATCCTCTTGAAGTTTAATGATATAAATCCATTTATTATCAGAATCGTTTGCTTTAGTAACCATACGCTTATGTATAGTAATGTCAAAGTCAATACTGGCAATTTTTAAATCTAATTCCTTGACCCGGTTGGCTTCTCGGTATTGTTTTACAATATCAAACGTACACCAAGTTACTGCATTTTTAACAGTTACAAAAAGATGTTCGTCCGCAAATGGTTTCATGGTTACTTTATAATAACCATCACTGGTAGACGTAATTACATATTTACCAAATAACTCATATACACCATTTTCCTGATAAACTATAACACTTTTTAGTTCATCAGTTAATTCACGCTTAAGAAATTGTTCAAACTTAATGGCGGCTGATTTGTTCATAATACCTCAAAATGAATGTTTTTTAAGTCCGGAGTCGTGTCTAGGAAAACCGGAGTTTTTTGATATTGTGAGGGACAAACTATCATGGGTACACCCTCGCAATCTTTATATAATGCCCCTAATGGATTAAGAGCATTTTCGAATACACTTGTATGTTGTACTTCAAATTCAAACTTCCAACATGTGTGTGTTTTACCTTCTTCTTGATCGTAGAGAAATCCAAACTTGTCAAATTCGTTAAAATTAATTTGTACAACATATGGTGCTTTAATAAGTTCGGGCTGTGAACGTAATGAGATAACTTGTAATATTGTATCAAAATTGCATTGTGTGTTGCGTTTTTGTAGCCAATCTTCAACGTCTAACCCTTGAGGCTTAGAACGATTCATTACTCCTGTCTGAGTAATGTCGAAAAGAGTATAACAACATAAACGATACATGTACTTATTTAGAGCCAATAAAAAACCCGGAGAATTTAAATCCCCCGGGTCTTTGTAGATAACTTAACTAACTATTAGTTAGTGAAAGTTGCTGCCGCTGTTACAGTAACAGCATTTGCCCAAGCGGGACCTGGATCTGCTTCAAGAGCAGTAACTAGAGCGGCTGTTGTCCATGCACCTGTTGGGTATACAGCGAATGCTAATGTGTCATTAGATGTATCTGTGTACTCATAGATGTAGATAGTTGCCAACTGCTGAATTGCTTGGATGCCTGCTGCCAACTGAGTAGTTGTCAACGCACCGTTTGCAGTTGCAGTGAAGAAGTCTAACTTTGGACCCTGAGGCTGAACTGTGGCTGCTGAAGTAGCAGTGTTAACACCAGTGTTTGTGTATGAAGGGCTGTCTAACCATGTAACTGGCTTAAGATCACCATTAACTCTTGTAAATTGTGCCATTTTGTTTTTCCTTTAAAAATGTGAGTTTCTCTGAACTCATGTATATATTTATGCCAAAAATAAAAAAACCAGGCCTAGAAGGATTAATTTATCGTGTGCCGGCTAAATTTTGACGGCTGAAGCCCATTCTATCTACAAATTTTAAGCCATTTGCAACGAAACCTTCTTGTGTTTGAGTTCCATCTTGTAGATATCCTTTAACGGGACTACTCTCAGCGGCTTTATCAAGTTGTTTAACAACATCCATTTTAAGATTATAAAGAGCAACCCAAATCTTGAATGCTCCTACTACGCCTTCTTTATTGACTTCTAAATGCTCTAAAATCTTAGCCTTCATTTTATCAGACATAGGTCTTGACTGCACAAAATCAATAAATCCATCTATGAGATGTGACAAGTTTCCTGAAACAATTCGTTTGTTGATGTATACTGTAAACAATTGATTGAATGTATTACGTGCTTGAGGAGCAGTATTCATTAAGTCTGCAACTAGATTACCATACTTAGATAGTGCTTGTTCTGCTTCGGTTTTAAGTTGGTTGTTTACCTTTAATTTGGGTGCAACTGGCATCTTACTTGGAACAATTGCAACATCTGAGTTATTTTGCAAATTGCCGATAGTACCATTCAATGTTACTGCATCGTCTGTAGATTCTGCATTAGCAGGTATAAACTGGTGAACAGCGATACCTGCGTTTTTACCAGCAATCAATTTACCTACTTCACTACCAGTATCTACTGTATAAGCAATGCCATTTGGATTTGCTTTGAACTTATATAAACCGTTACTATCATTCAATGGATTACTGAATAACAAATCGCCCCAATAGAAACCGTTAGAACCCCTGTCAGCCTTTTCAAGACCAGGCCAAATAGTATTGATTAAGTCGTATAGTTCACCGCGGTTTACACCTCTAGCATTATCATATGCAACAAACTCCTGTGGGCTATATACCTTCCGTCCAGAGCCATCTTTCTTGTTGAACATGTGCTTGTCCATGATAGAGAATTTACCATCAGGGCCACGACCAAAAATCAATGCAGGATATCCATCCCATTTGATTGTAACAGTATTGGGATTATTAACAGTTGCCACCATAGCATCAATTGCTCTACGAACACCTGATTCATCTTCTAAGAAAACAAGGTCTTCTGGATGATCTAAATGACCTTTGCCCTCAGTAACAACAACTTCTTGGTCGATGTTATCTAAGCGAGACTTCAATAATGCTAATGATTCTGACAAATTCATTTTGTTCTACGCTTTGATTCTGCTACTTGCTGTGCTGGCGCGGCTGTAGTTGCGGCTGGCTTATCCTGGAATGTATTTCCTGTTGTGTTTGCTGCCGGTGCCGAAGCCGGTGCCAGTGATTTAATCAAATCAGAATATAATTTTGGATCAACTTTAGAAAGTTTAGCCAAATCTTGTTTAATCTGTGCGGCCATTTGTTGACTATTCATCTGAGCAGGTTGTGCCTGAGAGTTAGTTGCAGTTGCAGGCTGTGTTTGTCCTGCAGCCTGTGGCTGATTACCGCCAGGTGCCGCGGCTGCTTGTTGAATTTGATTAGCAACATTGGCTGCGCCGGGCGCAGAACCTTTTGACAATGCCCACGCACTTTGTGCCAATGATTCTAAGGCGCCTTTGCCCTTATCTTGTGCATAAGTTTTAGCAACATTGTTAATTAACTTATCAACCATTTGTTGTTGTGACGAATAATTAACGCCTTGCATATACTGGGCAAACCAATTTTGTAAGTAATCTTGGATGCTTTGACCTTTAGCCGCTTCTACGATACTTTCAAACACGTTGTTAAGTTTAAGATACTTAGACTCAACAATGATATAGTTCTTTGAAGTGCTTTCCTTAAGAACTGATAGACCCACATCTTTCCATGACAATTTAACTGATTCAAGCAACTTGTTAATGTAGAAAATCTTCCAGGCTTCAGCCATTGTTTGACCAGCCTTCATCTTGCTAAGTGCGGCATTAGCAAAGTTAGGGTCTATATTGCCTCTTTTAATTACTTGCTGAACTGTAGCAAGACCGTTTTCCCATTCAGGATAGCCCTTGCGGTCGGCCATGTAATTTACTAGTTCTTTAGTTAAAGCAACCTTTTGTGCTTTATCTGGTGTAGCGTTAATTGTCTGTGCAGCCTTCTGAATATATTGATTCATATTCTGAGTTGTCTGCTTCTGTTGATTGAACTTACCAACTGCGGGAGCAGTACTCTTTACACCTGTTGCCGCCGGGCCTGTTGTCGGGGTAGTAGGTGCTGTAGGTGTTGTTGCTCCGGGCTGTCCTGCTTGAGGCTGAACTGATGCGGGGTTTACTTGACGGGGTGTGCCTCTAGCAGAAGGATTAATTAAACCGCTTTTGATTCCAGTTTCAAGACTAGAAATAGCATCACCAACAAAGTCCTTGATAAAGATATCCTGAGCCATTTGTTGCTGTGTAGACTTGCCACCAGTTTTGCCAAATAGACTTTTCAATGCGGCGGAACCATAGTCGCCAACTAAACTACTCAAACGTAGTTCATCTAATTTCTGTTCTGCTGGTTTAAAATCATTCAGTTTCATTTTTCTTCCTTAAGGTCTTTGCAAATCTATTTTGATCTTTACCCTTAATTGCACTAAGCAATTTCTTCTCAAGCAATTCAGCCTTTTCAGGGGAATAATTACGTTGTATCAATTCAATAAGATTGATTGCGCTAGTAATGATGTTGGAAGCCCTGGACTCAATTACATAATTGATATCTCGGTGTTCCCCAATTGACTGTAGTTCCTCCAAGAGGCTTTTTGTTTTCTTTTGCATGAATTATAAAGATCCTACTGAATGTATTTATTCTTAAATCTGAAAATCATTTCTTTAGGGAACTAAGTAAAGACTTCAATTTTGCGCTCTGAACGTCAGGAATAACACGTTTATTCCCAAGTTCTATCTCGCCTGTAATAGGGTCTATTGTTTCATTTACAGTGCCTACAGTGCTAGTTGCTCTAATTTTAGCCATAATATCAGTTGCGCTAGGCTGAGATTGAGTCTTTTGACCATGCCCTTCTGGGTCAGAATCAGTAATTCGCATGGTATCAATGTTATAATCTAAGTCAATCTTTTGACCTACACCCGTTGAACTACGTGATTTCATACATTGAATTTGATATTGGCCACGTTCACGCATACTACGACTTGTAAAGATACCAAACACGTTATCCGCAGTATTAATCTTACTGATACCACCTGCAATGTGACTATGATCGAATTCGATTTCTTCTACAGCACTACGATTCAACTGTGACGCAGTAACCATAAGAATACCTAATTCTTTCGCTAAGTTACGCAATTCTTCTGATACGTATTTGTCTTTAATGAACTGATCGTTGGGATTGACTTTAACAGATACCGGCATAACCAAATCAAGATAATCGACCATTACAAAGTCAATCTTGATACCTGTTTGAATCTGAACTTCTTTGATATATGCTCTAATGTCGTTAACGTTAGATTGTGCTG